TCTGCTGGCACGCCTGCTGCATTAGCAAACTCTTCTGGACTGTTGTCTAGCACTGCTTTACGCAAATCTGTTGCACTTGCAAGTCTTTCGGTTTTAACCCATTCGATCTTTTTGAAATTGAATAATCCGTGCGGACCTTCTTGTCCGTTATATTTTGGTAAACTATCAGCAACCCATTTTTCATCTGTGTATAATCGCAGTGTAGCATCGGGATGTTTGGCATAAACTTCTGCTGCTAGTGTATACCAACTTTGACTAAACTCTATATGCCCCTTTACTTCTGGCATAATAGCTTCCATAGCAAGAACTTTCACTTGCGATGGCAGCGGATCTTTAGGACCAACTGTGCCGGCATTTGTACCTACATACCAATGTGTTTCTTTTGCAGCCATTTCCCATGCTGCCTTGTGTCCTTTGTGTGGAGGATTGAATCTTCCAAATATAAGTCCTACTGTTTCACCTGGTGCTTCAAATAGTTGTCTTAGTTTCATTATGCTACGCCCGATCTATTATATGCTTCACGCCACTCTTCTTCTGACATAGGATAAACGTGTCCTGTTTCCCATCTTGCCATTGAAGTTGCTAGTGCAATAGCAGCATCTTGATTTGCTAAAAAGTTAGCAACTGTTTCCTGAGTATCTATTCCTCTACTTTGCATATATCTTATATAACTTGTTACATTGTTATTGCCAGTCCAAGTACTTAATGCATCAGCAAGTGTTTTTCCTCTATAAAGAGATCCATCTAGCAATGCAAATAGAGCTGCTGCGCCATTAATTTTATTTGGAAACATTGCTATTCTATGTCCTCCGCCAATTCTTGCGCCTGTGTCTTCTCCGCCAAAACGTCTTTGCCAACTTGCTGGATACATACCACCTGGATTGTTAAATCTTATTGTAGCAGCACGACTTTCTCTACCATTAAAACTTCCACTAGTTGGTTGTAAATCATCAACTGGTTGAATATCAATCTGTTGTCTTCTTGCTACTGCTGTAGGGTTTTCTTTGGGTTCTGCTGTTTTTATTTGTTCTAGTTCTCTAGCTGACATAGAATTAGCAGGGGTGCTTATATTAAAGTCTGTTTTATATGCTGCTACTGCTCTTGTAGTTCTTGGACCATATTTTCCATCTATACCTGTATTACCTACAGTGTATCCTAGTTCCTCTAGCTTGGTTTGTAAAGCACGTACAGCATCCTTTTCTTCTTGCGGATAAGGAGGCCCGGCTTGTAATTCTACACCAACATTATTTTCTACAATTTTAAAATCATTGTATCTCATGACGGTGTCCATCTTTTTCTTGGCACTAATTTTACGTTTCCGTATTTTTTGCCCATATCGGCATAACGTACACGACCTTCGCCGTTGGTATCCCAAATATCGCCCTGCTCGCCTTCTAACTGATCAATAACTTCGTCTTTCATACGTTGTATCATTTTAACAAGTGAAAAAATACTATCTAGTGCATTATTATGTTGCTTGTTTAGATCGTTTATTTTTTGTTGCTTTGGCGCACTAACTCTACTATTTTGTAGCCACTCGAAAAAATGCTGTTGACTTAAACTATCTAGTTGTTTGGCTTTTGCAGTTTGATTTACATAGGTGTAAATTATATTTTTTAGATCACTTAATCCTGCTACACTTTCTAAAAATGGATCAATTTTATTTTTAGCACTATTAGCAAATTGTTCAACTTTATCTATTGCACCTAAGTTTACATTAACTTTTTTGTTGTTGTAAACTGGACCTAATACAATTAAATCGTTTGTTTTGTCAAACGCACTAAAATCTTGCATAGGTTCTTGTGAACTATCAGGTGCGCCAAATGTAGGAAAATATGCATGTCCTACTACCATTATTTTTGCACTGCTGATTTTCCTTCCAAGATCGCTATCTGCTTTTACATGATAACAAGTTTGAGATTTTGGATTAGGACAGAATGTATATACACCATTATCTTGTTCTGGTGGATTTAAAAACAGTCCGTCTGCGTAAACATACCCAACAAAATCTTCGGGTGTAGCACGATCAAAAAATTCATAAAGACTAGCAAATTGATTACCAAATTCTTTACGTGCTTCAATTTCTTCTGGAGTTTTAGGCGAACCTGATTTATTAATAATAAAATCTGCTACTTCTTCTGGCGAAGTTGCAGCGGCACCTTTCGCCCAAGCATTATGTCCTGCTAATACAAGCGGCCCGCCCTTTTCAGCTCTACCCCAATATATTTGTGGATTGCCATCCCATTTCATGCGTATACTATTAGCACCGCTTTCTGTGGCAATATCTTTAAGATGTTCTAAAGCTTCTATAGTTCCACTTACTCCATAGAAAAAAACTAGGTCTTCTAGATGATTAAATGCTCTACCTAATTGTTTTGCTTCTACTAAACGGAACTCTTGATATCTCATTGATCTAATTCGTCCTTAATAATCTGCCCAGCTATAACACTACGTTCGCCTTTATTGATTAAAGTTTTTGGATCATGTGGTATTTTATATTTTTTACAATACTCTGTTATACCTGTATTGATCATCTTGTTTATAAGGTTACGATCAATTGCTTTGATATTTTTTTTGTTCAATTGAATATGGTCTGATATTGGAAAAAAATGTTTTCTATAAAACATAGGATCGTTACGCATAAAGATAACCAAATCTTCTCCTAAATCAAATGGCAACGGTTCAAAGATAGGTCTATCTTTGTCTATTTCCATATCATGAAATTCGTTAATTTTTACCATTTTCTGCAACTCCAATATCTTGCCTTATGACGCGGCCCCGGATTAGAACAGTTATGTCTTGCACGGAAACTTTTTCTACGTGCAGCATTACTTTTTTTGATTTTAGCACCTTTTTGTCCAAAGTTAACTTTGACTACATTGCCCTTTGGATTTTTAACGTATACTTTAAACTTCTTGGTATCGCCTTGCATAGGCTTGCCTAGTTTAACTTTACGACCTTGGTACTCTGCTTCATCTAATTCTTCGTCTTCGTTGTAATACAAAACTCCATAGTCTTCATAAAATTTATCATCATCGTCGTATGTTTGTTCTTCAATACTTTCTCGTGGTTCTGCTAATGTTCTTAATGCATCCATTTCTTTTGACGTTAATACTATTCGCTCGTCAAATTCTACAGCTGCCAATGCTTGTGCAAATCGTCTGTCTCTTATTAGCTGTGCTATTTGTTGTCTTGCTTCTGCTTCAGATGGTCTTGAGTTTATATTACTAATAGTACTTGGAGCTGAAGGACCAGGGTCTCTCTCTATTCTAATTCCCTGACTAGTAAATAAAGGTCCTTCAGGATTTCCTGGAGGTGTACCAGATATAGGTGTTCTAGGCAATAATAACTTTGGATTGTTTCTATTACCAAAATCGCTTATAGTAACAACTTCGTGTGTTCTAATATATCTTCTATATAGTTCTGGAGTATAATCAAATACATAGTCATTTAATCGTCCAACTACTAGGCGTGTTACTTCTCTTGGATTTCCTGGTGTACCTACTTCATTTTCCCAGTCACCACCTTTGCGTAAGTTTCCAGAGTTGCGTGGGTTACCCATACTAGCTATAGCTGCTTGAGTTTGTCCTCCTGCTAATCCATCAACAGTAATACCGGCACGTCTTTGAAATGCTTTTAAAGCAGTTTCAGTTCCGCCTCCAAAAATACCATCAACTGGTCCCGGGTCAAATCCTAAGTCCTTTAGTTGCTGTTGCAATACTTTTACTTCGTCGCCTCTGTTACCTCTACGTAATGTAGCTTCTGATAATAAGGATTCGCTTATTTCTAACTCAAAATTGCCATATCCTAAATCAAATAATCTCATGGTTATTTCCTCTACAAGTTCTTCTAATTTGTTTTCGTTAATAGTATTATGTAAATTATATTCTATTCCGCTACCGTTGTCGTAGTCAAAGGAATATGCTTCGGATATGCTTTCTGTAAGTATTCCAGTATTAATTTCTAAATTTTCATAAACTTTTTGTGTGTTTGTTTGCTGAGGAAATAAAATTGTAACAGTGTGCATTTATTATCACTCCTCAATGATTTAAAACTATAGATTGTACTGCACCGTCAGTCCAATTGCTTACATAAGTTCGTACCCAAACATAGTTACCTGTGAAATTGTATATGTAACTTCCGTCACCATCTGTATTTTCGGTAGTAGGTAATGTAAACCAGTCTTCATCTGTAGGATCTGTTGCAAGTGTGCCTTGCATTACTACATTTCCTTTGAATCCGCTCACATTATACTGAACGCTGTGTAAACCGTCACTACGTCCGTAGTATCCGTCACCTTTAAATTTGTCACCAGTGATAGTCTCAGACGTACTATCTCCTGGATGTGTTTGATTAGATAAAATTATTTCACTTGTACTTGGCATAATACTATTTATCTATTCTGCTACATACACTAATTTCTCTAATCTAGCAATGTTATCGCCTACCATCAATTCTGCTATTAACAATGTTTGAGAATTTTTAACATAAAAGTAATATCCTTTGACCCATCCGTTATGCAAACATTCTTCTTTTGCAACGTCACCCATTTTTGCTAATTTTGGATTAGCATCTACCCATTTTGCTAAACTTGGTTGTCCTTTTTTAGGTCCTAGAGTAACTTTATACTGGTATTCCGGTTCTTTGTCAACTAAAATAATGTTTTTATCAGATTGTAGAGCAGCAAGTTTATTAGGATTCGGCTCCCAAAAATTTGCCACTGCACATTGATTTATAATTTTTGTGCAAAAATCTCTATCATTTGTGTATATAAACAGGGTATTGACTTCAACTCTAATTTTATAGCAATCGTGTTTTAACAGTATACGATAAAGATTTATAGCATCATAGAAGTTTGTCGTAGAGATAGGATAATTAAACCTACCTCTACTAACAATCACTTGTTCGTCTGTACTACGAATGGTAGCGTTGAGTTCGTCAAGTACTTGTTTTGTCCAACTCAACTTACCAGCACGTTGTCGCTCTGTTCTAAAGTGACCCGCAAGTCCATTATAGATTTCTATTTTGTATATATACTCGCCATAATGTAATTTTTTAGTTTCACACAGCCTCAACAGTTACGGTTTCCTCTATTAAATTCAATTTTTCACCATCGCTGTCTATTCTAACTTTACCACCGTCTTTAAGAGAACCAAATAACATAATTTTACTAAGCGGTTTTTTAATTTCGTTATCAATTACACGCTGCAAAGGCCTTGCACCCATAAGAGGATCGAACCCACTATCTACTAGATAATCTAATGCCTCGTCTGACACTGTTACTTCAATCTTTTTAGCAGTAAGTTTATTTTTTAGTTCTAGTAAAAACTTGCCTACAATTTTTAGCATTACAGGCTTTTCAAGTTTACCAAATGTAATTACACCATCAAGCCTGTTTCTAAATTCTGGTGCAAAGTATTTTTTCAACTCCGAGTCGTCATATTCTTTTTGTAATGCTTCACCAAATCCTATGTTATTTTTTTCTGCTTCTTTTGCGCCTAAGTTTGTAGTTAAGATTAAGGTACAATTTCTACCATCAGCTTCTTTACCATTACTACCGGTAACTCTGCCATTATCCATTAATTGCAATAAGATACTACTTACATCAGGATGTGCTTTTTCTATTTCATCTAACAACAATACACAATTTGGATGTTCTTGTAATTTTGTTATTAATTGACCTGCATCTTCTTCAAACCCAACATAACCAGGAGGAGAACCTATAAGTTTACTAATACTGTGTTTTTCTTGATACTCACTCATATCAAATCTTACAAGTTGTACACCTAGTTGAGATGCAAGTTGTTTTGCAAGTTCAGTTTTACCTACACCTGTTGGGCCCATAAACACATAACTACCAACAGGTTTGTCTTCTTCTTTTAAGCCTGCTTGAGCTACTAAGATTTTATCAACAATTGTATCAACAGCATTGTCTTGCCCGTATACATTTGCTTTTAAATTCTTTTCTAAATGTATAAGGTTTTCGCTTTCACGTTCTTTTACTTGATCTTCTGGTATTTTTATCATTTTTGCAAGTTCAAATTGTACATTTTCTTTACCTACAACTTTGTCTTCTGTTTGATTATTAACCTTAAATCTGCTGCAAGCAACGTCAATAAGATCGATTGCCTTGTCTGGCAATTTTTTATCAGTTTGATATTTTATACTCAAGTCAACTGCTGCTTCAATAGCGTCTGCTGTGATTTGTGTTGCATGATAATCTTCGTAATATTTTTTTAGTCCTGTGAGAATTTTTACTGTGTTTTCTCTACTTGGTTCATCAATACTTACACGTTGGAATCTACGCATAAGAGCTCTATCTTTTTCAAATGCTTTTCTAAATTCGTCCCATGTTGTACTTGCAATTACTTTTATGTTACCTTTTGCAAGTGCAGGTTTTAACATATTTGCAAGATCATTTGAATTACCTTGTCCGCTCGCTCCAGCACCACTAATCATGTGTGCTTCGTCAATAAACATAATTGTTTTGCCTTTTTTCTGCAATCCTTCGAGTACGAGTTTAAAACGCTCTTCAAAATCTCCTCTATATTTACTACCAGCAAGCATAGCACCAATATCTAAACTATAAACTGCATATTCTTTCAAAAACTCTGGTACATCACCGTTGACAATTTTATGTGCAAGTCCTTCTGCAATAGCAGTTTTACCAACACCCGGATCACCTACCATTAGTACATTGCTTTTTGTACGTCTTCCTAGTGCAAGTGCAACTTGCTCAATTTCCTCACTGCGTCCAATCACTGGATCAATTTTTTCAGCTTGTACTTCAGCATTTAAATCTGTTGTAAACTCTTTAAGTGCTTTGTTGAGTTGTCCTACATTTGCATCACTTACTTCAGAATAAATGTCTTCAGAATCTGTACTAACATATGCACTAAATTTGTCTTTATTTACACCATTTTCTCTAAGTATATAGTTGCTATAAGATTTCTTTTCACTTAGTATGCTCATAAAAACATCAACAACTTCGATGTTATTGCGTCCACTAAATAACACCTGTGTAAAAGCACGGTTAATTACACGTTCAACAACTGAAGTTTTTTTAGGCTTATATTTGCCTTCTGTTTCGATTTTAATATCGTCACATTTATTTTTCAAATACATTTCTGTAGTTTTTCTAATATGTGCTACATCGGCACCAAAGCCAGTAAGAGTTTTTTCAAACTTCTCTTCACATAACATTGCAAAAAGTAGATGTTCTAAAGTTACGTATTCGTGCTTTAATTTTTTTGCATCATTTATCGCTTTATCGAATACAATTGCTACTTCTTTACTTGGTTCAACCAACTGCTTGTCTCCTTAATTTTTTTCTTTTTCTTACTGCTATGTCATACGTAAGTTTGCTTACACGATTCATGTATTGTATACCGTGTAAATGATCATATTCGTGTAAAAATACTCTAGCATCTAATCCATCAAACTTCTCTTCTACATGTATAACACTTTTCATGTCACTTGTCAAGGTATCAAATTCAACAATTACACTTACTGGTCTGTTTACTTTCAAAAATAGATCAGGATAACTTAGGCAACCTTCTAGACCTTTTTCTTTTTCGTTTGACATTCCTTTAATCACCGGATTGATTACAGTTGTGATATCTCCGTGTGTTTTATTTTTATTAGTTCTCATAATAAAAATTTGGAAGGGAAATCCAACTTGATTTGCACTAAGTCCTAAGCCTTGCTCTTGTTTTAATATGTCTAGCATATCAAGAACTACAGGTGCAGGATGCATAGTTTCTAGATCAAACGGTTTTACTGCTTGGCTAAGAAGTGGATGAGGTCCTTGTATTAATTCCATTTTTTAATTCCTGTACTTTTTTTAATAATTCTATATCGGTTATATTTGGTGTTTCGCCTAATATTTGAACATATAAATGTCCAATTTGATTTGTGTTAATTTGTGGTAATCCGTGTCCACTTAAACTTAAAGTAGTTCCAGGATTTAAACCTTTTGGTATTGTCAAATTAACTGAGCTGCCTAAGAGTGTTTCTATTTTTATTGTTGTGCCTGTTATTAAGTCTAGTATACTACATCTTTTAATAATTTTCAAGTGATTATTTTCTCTTTTAAAAGTTTTATGTGGCTGTATAGATATTTTTACATACAAGTCCCCTCTAGGCATACTTGGATTTATATTATCTCCCATTCCTGCAAATCTTAATGTATCTCCGTTGTGTACACCAGGCGGTATTTTTATATTTGCAGTTTGATTTAGTCCATTACTTAGTGTGTATCTTCCTAATATTTCTTTGCCAGTCATAACATCACGTAAATTTATTTTTACAGATAATAGTATGTCAGGATTTCTGTGGCGTCTTTGTTGTGCTCTACTGTTAAAATCAACTTTTGGTTTATTTTGTTCACGATCATACATAAAACGCTTATCAGCATCTTTGAGCGTATCATAAGCAGCATTTATTTGACTAAATGTATTGTTATCGCCACCACGGTCTGGATGATGTTGCATCGCCAATTTTTTATATGCTTTTTTAATTTCATCTGGCGATGCTGATTTAGTCACGCCAAGCCTATTGTAATAGTCCATGCAAATACTTATCGCATGAACTATTACAATTAGTTAGTAATGACTACTTTTTCTTAGTGTATGCTTGCGCACCAAAGAATGCAGCAACAATACCAGCAACGGCAACGAAGTATGTTGGAGCCATTGATCCTAGTGTTTTTTGTGCTTCATCTAGTCCCGCTAAACTTGCGCCTACAACTGCAAATGGATATAATAATAGTCCAAACAATGCAAACCAAGTCATGTTACGCTGTGCATCACGCATTGCATCTTGATCTTCTAGTGCCTTGCGTCTAAACTCAAGTTCCATTTGTTTTTCTTCGTCGTCAACCTTGCCATCCCCATTTAAATCTGCAGGATGATATCCACTTGCAACCTGTGGAGCCGGAGCTACTGCTACTGGTGATGCCACTGGCGCTGGTGTTGCTGATGGTTTTGCTACTGGTGATGCCACTGGCGCTGGTGTTGCTGATGGTTTTGCTACTGGTGCTGGCTTAGGTGCCGGTGCTGTGCTTTTGCCTTTTAAGTCTTCTGGCTTTTTCCTTGGCATGTTAACCCTCCATTTTTTCTATATTACCGATATATTCTGACATTGAGTGATCGCCAAAATTATCTATCTTGCCCTGTCTAATGCCCATATACATTCCACGCCAACGATCCTTAATACGTTGCCATGTTGTCAATTTACGATACTTACCGTATGCATTCATATAATGCTCTGTACCATGATGGATAAATCCCATAATTGCTAATGGTACTCTTGTTACAATGTCGTTGTTGTTTACCCATCTATGATGTACAACGCCTAAACTTTTGCAATATTTTTTCCATCCTACTCTTGGCGAGCCGTAAGTATATAATTCTTCTATTGGATTTATATCTTCATACAGATGGCAGCGACTTGCCATAATAGTAGCCATTGCAGCACCTAGGCTGTGTCCACAGAACCATAATTTTTTCTTTTCATTTGTTTTACGGTTAATATCTTCTAGCACCATAGGCCAAAGTTCATCTACTTCGTCTTTGAATCCTTTGTGTACACGACTTACTGTTTCTGCAATTACAGGTACAGCATTTAAGTCGGCTTTAATATCATTAAATTCGCTTGGTTGTGTTCCTCGACAAGCAATCACTAGATCAGTTTTATTCATAAAGCGGTATGCTTGTGCGCCTTCTTTATTGTAAAACTCTACAGTAGTAAAGCCTAATTTACGAACAGCTTTTTTGACTTGTTCAATGTCGTCTTGATATGCTATACTTGCTAAATTAGCAAAAAGGAGACTACGCTCCTTAAAGTTCATCTCCGTTATCATTTGTTTTACCCTCTAATTTGTTTAAACGCATTTCTATTGCGTCAATTTTTTTAGTTATTTTTGGATATTTTTTACGCCAAGCATCTTCTGGCTGTTCTAGCCATGTCCATCCCCAACGCTCGACTAAAAAATCCATTGCATTATCAAATTTAGCATAAAGCCACAAAGCCATACGAGTTGTACTAAACCAAGTTGAAAATGCTAGACCTATTATAGATCCTACTATTGCAGTATAGATCCATAATCGATCCCCTGCCATTTGTGTAATCATATCCCACATATAAAAGCCCTCTTATTATGTGTGTATTTATTCGTTTACAACAGCGTTATCCATTGCTTGTTCTGCTTGTTTGTAATAGCCTTCGTATGCTGCTATGATTGCTTGCTGTTGTTGTACAAGCGCACGTATATCACTGAAGTTAAGTCCTAAGTCACCGTACCCGTCACCGGTTAGTCCATAGATAGCAAATGGTTTTCCACTTGCTGCAAGTTCGGCTATTACTGCATCAACATTACCTTCGTTGATAACAATCCATTCTAGTTTGCGCATGTTGAGTTCGTCAACAGGAGGTAGAGACAGTGTAGGTTTTTCAATAGGTTTAGAACTTATTTCAATCTGCTGTGGCTGTGTTGAGCAAGCCGCGAGACTTATAAGTATCGTAAAGCCAAGGACACTCTTTATTAAAAGCGATGTCATTTTCTGCGTTCCTTTCCTTCTCATTCAATTCGGCACCAGATAATAGTTCAAAACATCTACCTGCATTTTCAGTGCCTCTATTCACTGCACGTTCAATACCTTCAGCATTAGCTATTGCTGCTGCTGTCAAGTCTATTTCTTGTAGTTTATCTGCAAGTCTCTGATTTTGTCTGCGTATACTTGTGTACGCCTCGTTTAATCTAGTGTTTTCTTGTTGGGCACTTGCATAACTTACTTGCAAACTTTCCAATGCTGCTTCGTTTGTTTCTACTGCTATTTCTAGTTTAGCATTGTTTTCTTGTAGTATGGCCATGCGTTGTTGTGTGTCGTTGTAATACCAGTAGCCTATGCCACCCATAATACACATCACTAAAAACATTACTCCTGCAAGTTTTATGCCCATACCTAAACCACCTACCCTAATAACTTTCCCAGCGTGTTTGGTCCTACAATACCATCTGCTACTAGTCCGTTTGCTGATTGCCATTCTTTGACAAGTCTAGCAGTGCCTGGACCAAAGATACCATCTGCTGGTGAAATATTTAATATTTCTTGTACTTCTTGTACTAATGGACCACGTGAGCCTTGACGAATAGTTTGATTGGTATTCAACTCTTTTTCTTCTTCGACTTCCATTTCCATATCGCCGCCTAGAACATCTAAAGCGTGTGCCCAATGCTTCTTGCGATCTTCTAGTCCAATAGTGCCACCATTGATACGTTTGGTCATTTTTAAAATGTCCATTGCATCACAATGTTTATTAATATTGTTTTCATCCCAGAACCAGCAAGCTGAATCTAGGGCGCCTTTTTTTGTTCTGACGTAGTCGACTGCTTCTTCTGGTGACATGTCAACGTCTTCTGCGAATTCAGTATAATTGTATCTGCCTGTAAGTTGAAGAATGCCACCGCCCCGAAATCTCCAACCGTCGCCGGAGGCACTATCACCGTTGTCCATTCTATTTGCGTAAATAACGTTCGCAATTTTTTCAGGTTGTCTATGATATTCATTTGCATCTCTCCCTGCACGTTTGAAATATTTTGGAAATATAGTGTTTAATGCTTTTGCACTATAATTCAAGTTCTCGCTTAGTACTCTAAAGCCTCCGGACTCGTGCCCACATTGTGCAATAAAGCCTGCTACTCTTGGTATTGTGTTTACGTCCCAGAGTGGAAGTATTTCGCACATAGCTTCATACCATTCTTCCCAGTCGCTTCTGTGGATTAGTTCTTCTGCCATCCACGGTTCAAAATCGAAATCAAAATCTTCTTTAGCCATAATTAATCCTTTTGTTTATTGCAGGCCTCACATCTGCATTTATTACAAATTTTTTTGTTATTATTGTTGGTGAGCTATTATAGTCTTTCGACCACGAGTGTATATCCATTGTTTTCCAGTGTTAACGTTTTGTCACCATATTTAGTAACATTGTAGTCCCCAAGGTATTTAGTTAAAAAGAGCACCTCTGCGTAGTCATTCATGTTAATTTTTTCTTGCAAATTTTCAAGTATATTAACAGTAGGACCAAAATCTTTTACTTCAAACCCTACTGGATCGGCATAAACTTTTTTTACAATCAAATCATTTTCAATTAGACTAATTTTTTCTACAAAACTTTTATTAAAAAATTCTTCGTAACTTGTTTGTTTAGATTCCATCATACTAACTGTATATGTATTTGGATCTAGTGGTACTGTGGCCATTATTTCTTCTAAACTTACGTCTTTACTTTTGAAATTTTTATGATATCTAAATTTAAAATCTTGATCAGTTAGTTTAGAAACACCATCTACTATTTCCATTATTCTATCTGATATATGTCTATCACGATCAATCTCTATAAAAACTTTGTAGTTACCGTCTTCAATAGTACCGGGGGTGTTATCTGCATCTAAAACAAATTCAAAACCAGTTTCTATAAAACGCACTAAATCTTTTGCTGCTTCTTCTTGTTTTACATCAAAACTCATTACAACAATATCTTCGTCACTGCCCATTTTACTTTTAAAACTATCTATTTCAAAAATATTATACACTAGATCTTTTAAATCGCCAGCTCTTAAACCCATTATACTGTACCTTCCATTCCACCAGCGTCTAGTCCGGTATCATTTATTTGTGCTGTATTTGCTTGTTGACTTAGTTGTACATCTTCTACTTCGCTTTTTTCAATTGCTTGTGATCCACCAAAAATATCTACAATTAATTTTTTTGGAATACGTATTTCAACAATCCAAATAGGGTGTTTATCTAATTTGCCTTTTTTAGTTCCTGGACGAAAATCATTAGGCGATTTTATCTGTCTAGCTCTTAACACATGACCTTTGGCAATTCTTACTTTACAATCGTAATCTAATAAACGTTTTGCACCGGCAGGATCTGGCATATTTTTGTAATCCCACATAAATGTGCATGATACCCAATGACGTTCAATTTGTGGGCCACTTGCAAGTTCCCCTTCTTCCCAGTTATCGTATACATATACGCCTAACTCGTCAATTACTCTTTCAAAGTCTTTTAAAACTCTAAAAGAATTATCGCTGTCATAGATTGTTTCTAAGTTTTTAATTATATCTAATGTGTCGAGAATTGCCATGGTTATTTCCTTTTACAGTAGTATTTATCAAAAACTTTTTTACAGTAGATATTATTCAATGCGCACTTAACTTTTTGTTTCAGATAGTAAATACCATAGCAGGAGTGATTTCCTGCTTTGGAATCACCCTGCTAATCGATCCATAAGGAGGTATTGATGGGTAAAGCAAAAGCTAAAAAAATTAGTAACAATAATGTTGTTAAAATTAACAACTTTCTTCCACAAAAAACTCGTAACATTACGCTGATTCCTAGGAATCGAAACCAAGAAAATTATGTACTTAGTTTGTTAGATGAAACTAAGAATATTGTATTTGGTATCGGTCCTGCTGGTACAGGAAAAACTATGTTAGCAGTACAAGCGGCTGTAAAAAGTTTTATAGAAAAGGATGTTGACAGAATTGTTGTAACTAGACCTGCTGTAAGTGCCGACGAAGACTTAGGTTTTCTACCCGGCACACTAGAAGAAAAAATGGCACCTTGGACACGACCAATATTTGATGTGTTTAGAGAACATTTTTTTGCAAATGAAATTGAAGGTATGATAAAAGAAGGAGTAATTGAAATATCGCCACTAGCATATATGCGTGGACGAACGTTTAAAGATTCTTATATTATCGCTGACGAAATGCAAAATGCAACACCAAACCAAATGAAGATGCTACTTACTAGAATAGGAAGTGGTAGTAAAATGGCAGTAACAGGAGATCTTGCACAAGCAGATAGATTAAAAGACAATGGATTAATTGATTTTACAACCCATTTAGAATCAAAGGAACTAAAATATATAGATGTATGTCAGTTCGAAAGTAAGGATATTGAAAGGCACGAGGCAGTCAAAGAAGTATTAGAGATTTACGGAGACACTTAATAAGAACGTATCGAAACAGGATGATTATATTTTTCATCCTGTTTCAATAACATCATAAGATACTCATTTTTAGTATAGATTAACGTCCAAGAACGCTCCTTGATTGGCGGCCTACCCATTGCGTCATAAAATATTTCGCCTTGCCAATATGTCTTTAACCAAATACGCTTTTTGCTCCAACTACTGCGTGTTGGCCACCATGCGTAATGTTGGTTCCATTCAACTTCTATTTCAACCGTTGGCGGCATTAAGTTCGTTTGCTAATGGAAATATTTCAGCAATAGCTTTTGCACAAGCGATTGCAATATCCATATGCTCTTTTTGTGTACCATTGGCACTACGTAATTCGATATAATGCACCCAACTACGGATAGTACCATTCATATACAAACGTGTTTTAGTAAGACCTTCTGGCAATACTTTACGTGCTTGTTCTTTTGCAATGCCATTAGAAATTGCCCAATCATATGCTTTACCTGCTGTATAAATTACATCTTGTTGTAATTCTTCCCATTTTGTAATTAGATCAGC